AGTATTAAAAAACTGTAAACTTAAAAATTAATTAAACAATGGCAATTTTAAACAACCCGGGCTATCAGCTTCAGCCAAGTGCAGAACAGGTGCCTCTTTCAACAAACTATATTACCAACTTCGATTTTTTAAATCAGTATCTTCCTGATACTTACGAGAAGGAATTTGAGCGTTATGGTAATCGTACTGTAGCATCGTTCCTTCGTATGGTAGGAGCTGAGATGCCTTCAAACTCAGACATGATTAAGTGGGCTGAGCAAGGTCGTTTACATACTAAGTATGTAGATTGTGCTTCTGATGGAGCTGCAACTGATGACACTGCAACTATCACTGTAAGCGATGCTAACGTAAGTGGTATTGCAATTCGTGTTGGTCAGACTGTATTTATCTCTGCAAACACTAGTGGTCTTTCAAACAAAGGTATTGTAATTGCGGTTAACACAACTGCAGGTACATTCGATGTTGCTTACTACGAAGCTGCAGGTCAGACGTTTGCTTCTACGGATACTTTGTCTGTATGGATCTATGGTTCTGAGTTCAAAAAAGGAACTAATGGAATGCAAGGATCTTTGGAAGCTGAAGATGAGTTCTTCGACAACTCTCCAATCATCATCAAAGACAAGTACGCTGTTAGTGGATCTGACATGGCGCAGATTGGATGGGTAGAAGTAACTACTGAGAATGGTGCAACCGGATACCTTTGGTATTTGAAGTCAGAGCACGAGACTCGTCTTCGTTTCGAGGATTACTTAGAGACTTCTATGATCGAAGCTGTTCCTGCTGAATCAGGTTCAGGTGCTGCTACTCAAGCAGTAAACAACCAAGTTGGTAACAAAGGTTCAGAAGGTATCTTCTACGCTGTTAACAACCGTGGTAACGTATGGGGTGGTGGAAATCCAACTACATTAGCTGATTTTGACAGCATCATTTCTCGTCTTGACAAGCAAGGATCTATCGAAGAGAATGTTATCTTCGTTAACCGTGCGTTCAGCTTTGACATTGATGATATGTTAGCTTCTCAGAACAGCTACGGTGCTAATGGTACTTCTTATGGTCTATTCGACAATGATAAGGACATGGCATTAAACCTTGGTTTCACAGGATTCCGCAGAGGTTATGACTTCTACAAGTCTGATTGGAAGTACCTTAACGATCCAACCATGCGTGGTGGATTGCCTACAGGTTCTACTGCAAACGGAACTGTAACAGGTCTATTAGTACCTGCAGGATCAACTACTGTTTACGATCAGATCATGGGCAAGAACGCTAAGCGTCCTTTCTTACACGTTCGTTACAGAGCTTCTGAGACTGAAGATCGTAGATACAAGACTTGGATCACAGGTTCTGCCGGTGGTGCACAGACTAGCGACTTAGATGCAATGGAGGTTAACTTCCTTTCTGAGCGTTGCGTATGTACTTTAGGTGCAAACAACTTTGTATTGTTCCGTTACGGAGTATAATCCAAAGTAAAATAAAAGGTGGAGTATCTTAGGGTGCTCCACCTTATTTTAAATTTAATTATATCATATCATATCAAATGAAAAAGAACACAGTATCGACTGACAAAATTTATAAATTAAAAGGAGAGTCAGCTCCCCTATCGTTTACATTACCTTCAAGAAATACCAAGAGGTATCCATTGTTGTGGTTTGATGAGGCGAATAATGTTAATAGACCACTTAGATACGCGATCAATCAGAAGAGTCCTTTCGAGGATGAGCAAGATGGCAATGCTATTGTTGAGCCTATTATTTTTGAGAATGGATTCCTTGCTGTACCTAGGAATAATCCTGTACTACAGCAATTCTTATATTACCATCCTTTGAATGGAATGGCATTCATTGAGGTTAATCATGAGAAAGATGCAGAGAAAGAAGTAGAGCATTTAAACTCAGAGGTAGATGCGCTTATTCAAGCACGTCAATTAAGCCTTGACCAACTTGAAACTGTATCAAGAGTTCTCTTTGGAAAAGATCCATCGAGATATACAACCGCGGAATTAAAGCGTGACATATTGGTATATGCTAAGAAAGATCCTAAAGGGTTTCTCAATGTAATTGATGATCCAATGTTGAGACTTCAGGCAAATGTCCATGTGTTTTTTGAAAATAAATCATTGACTTTTAGAAACGGACAGAAAGAAGTTTGGTTTAATACAGCTTCAAATAAAAAGAAAATGGTAACTGTTCCTTACGGTCAGGATCCTTACTTTACTGTTGCAGATTTCTTAAAGACAGATGAGGGAATAGATGCACTAAAAATGCTTGAAACTAATTTGTAGTGTGCTATAAATTCTAGTAGAATGCTAAGTGAGAGAGGGTATTTTTATACCCTCTTTTTTTGTTTATATTTGTAAAAAGAGTATAATGATAAACTCAGTAAGAAACACCGTATTATCTATTCTAAATAAGAATAACTACGGATACATATCTCCGTCAGACTTTAACCTCTATGCTAAACAAGCGCAGATGGAAGTCTTTGAAGAGTACTTCGCCAATTATAATAAGGCTATCAACATGGAGAACTCTCGCATGTCAGGCACAGGCTATGCAGATTTGAGAAAACCTCTTGAAGAAGCAATGGAAACATTTATAAAAACCTCCGTGCTGACTCAAGCAACAATTGCTTCAAACAAATTTTATCTGCCATCTGTAACTACTACAGGATTTGATTATTTTATGATCAATAAGATATTATGCTATGATGCTTCATTGCCTAACCGTGTGTATAAAGGTGAGGCAGAAAAAGTATCTCATAGTCGTATTACATTATTGGTTAACTCAAACCTTACTGCACCTACAGAGAAGTATCCGGCATATACACAAGAGGGTAATATACTTACGGTATATCCTGCTACAATAAATTTACCAAATGAAATTGATGCTGTTTACTTTAGGTATCCAAAAGACCCTAAGTGGACGTATGTATCTATCTCAAATGGTGAGCCGATATTTGATCAATCACAATCAGACTATCAAGACTTTGAAGTGCCAATAGAAGACGAATACAAACTTGTATCAAAAATATTACAATACGCAGGGATGTCTATACGTGAGGCTATGGCAATTCAGTTTGGTGCTGCTGAAGAACAAAAACAATCTGTATAATTATGGCATACATATCAGAATATCAATACTACGAGAACGGTGGGGTTAACCCAAAGGATGCCAATTGGGGGTCGTATCAATACGTTTCGCTTCATGACATTACAAATAACTTCTTGTTAATGTACTCAGGCAATCACTCATTAGTAAATAATGAGCCTAGAGATAAGATATTATTTCATGCTAAGCGTGCAGTTCAAGAGTTAAATTATGATGCCTTTAAGAATATTAAGGTATTGGAGTTAACCGTAGACGATACACTTCGTTATATCTTACCTTCTGATTATGTCAATTGGGTAAGAGTAAATCTTTATTTGGATGGGGTATTAAGACCTCTTACTGAAAACATTCAGATCCTTTCAGCCAAGGCTTACTTGCAGGATCAAACAGGCAAGATACTATTCGATCAGGATGGCAATGCTCTTTCTCCTGAATACTCTAACATTGATTTGCAGAGATTAGAAGGAACAAAGAAAAGTATTTACTTAAACCCTAATAGTAACTATGATGGTCAAGAGGGATGGAATTTAGATGGGGCTTGGTATTTTGACTATAGCCTTGGTGAGCGTTACGGCTTGAATACAGAGACAGCAAATAGAAACCCTACCTTTGCCATTGACAAATCTATGGGTGTGATTAACTTCAACTCTGATATGTATGGTAGGTCAGTTATCCTTGAGTACATATCTGATGGTATGGAAAATGGTAATGATGATAAGATCAGTATAAATAAATTGTTTGAAAAATTTATATATGCTTACATCCAATATGAGATATTAAACGCTAAGCTTGGCGTGCAAGAGTATATCGTTGCTCGTGCTCGTAAAGAAAAATCAGCATTGCTACGTAATGCTAAAATAAGAATTAGTAACCTTCATCCGGGAAGACTATTAATGAATCTTCGTGGTATGGATAAGTGGTTAAAATAATATGGCAAACTTAACAAGGAACTTCATCTCGGGTAGAATGAACAAGGTCGTTGATGAACGTCTTGTTCCAAATGGGGAATATGTTGATGCATTGAATGTTAGGATGGGTTCTACTGAACAGTCTGAGATTGGTGTTATTGAGAATACCAAAGGGAATGTTAAGCTTACTTCTTTAAGATACATTGATGGCACTTTATTAAGTCCATCAGCAAAGTGTATTGGGTCAATTGATGACAGTGCAAACGAAACATTGTATTGGTTTATACATGATCCTGAGTTTACCGGTGGAGCCACAGGTAAGCTTGATATGATTGTTTCATTCAATGTCCTTAGAAATATTCTAACTTATAATATTGTAAGTGTTGACGATGGGGGAGGTGTAGATACCACCTTAAACTTTGACCTTAAACATCTTGTTATAGGAATTGATATTATAGATAATTTGATATTCTTTACTGATAACTATAATCAGCCAAGAGTATTTAATAAAGATAAAAGTTATGCAAATCCTATTGCATATATTGATCAGTTTTCTGCAGAGTCATTGTTGGTTATTAAAAAACCACCAATAGAATCACCGGCAATTACACAAATCATTACAGGTCAGCAAGACAACTTCATGCAGAATAGGTTTATCTGTTTTGCATATCGTTATCGTTATGAAGATGGAGAGTATTCTGCTACATCACAATGGTCTGCTCCTGCATTTAGTCCAAATCCGTTTGAGTTTAGTGTTAACAGCTTTCTAAATGAAGGCATGGTTAACCTTAATAATACAGCATTAATTAAATACAATACAGGAGGTCCTCTTGTAAAAGGAATTGATCTTCTATTTAAAGAAGCTCAGAGTAGTACCATTAAGGTTATTGAGAAGCTTAGCAAAGCTGATCTTGGGTTATCTGATAATACTGAATACAGTTATACTTTTACCAATAGCAAAATATTTACAATACTTCAACCTTCAGAGTTACTGAGATTATATGATAATGTTCCATTGTTAGCTCAGTCTCAAACTATAATGGGAAATAGATTGATGTATGGGAACTACATTGAGGGGTATGACATGCTTGATCAGAACGGAGCTGTTGTTAAACTTGAGTATGAAGCTAATGTTGTTTCAGAATTAATAGATTCAACAGATTTAGTTGATACCACAGGGATAGGTACGTATAGTTTTGGTGGGGCTCAAACAGTACCAAATTCAGTGATCTACTTTGATCTTACTGATATTGATCTGATTGAAGGATCATCTATAACAGTAGAGATTAGACTAGCTCACTCAATGTTTGGTGGAGATATACCACCTGAGCCTACAGAACAAACAGAGAATATTAATTTAACATTCTCATTTGTTTTGCCAACTAACTATAGTTCAGTTTATGCGTTAGCTACAAGCATTGAGTTTCAAGATGTAGTGGGTACTGTAAACAATATAAGAGTGGTTAGTGATTCTTGTAATGGGACTACTTTTACTGATCAGTTTAATTGTGCGCTACCTAATAACTTAGATGCTCTTATTAAATATCAAAGTGGTATTAGTGCTTCAAAGCAACCTGTTGGTGTTATTACTTCACCGGCAAGTAAACTTATAGGACTTCAAATGCCTGTAATGCGTTACGTTAATAATACAACTACACCTACTGTAAGTGTTTACGAGTATTATTCAATTAGTTTTTCAGAGGCTTTTTATCAAAAAATAAATTCGCCAAGAAGCTTACATAGTAATAGAGGGTATGAGATTGGTATTGTTTACATGGATGACTATGGTCGTTCAACGACTTCATTGGTTAGTCAAAACAATACGGTTCAAGTTCCATGTTCAGCTTCTGACACTCAAAACAAAATTCAAGTTACTATACCGATTGCACAGAAGCCACCATATTGGGCTAAGCGTTATAAGTTTGTAATAAAGCCTGATGAAGAAAACTATGAGACTATTTATAGTAGCATATTTTTCAGTGATCCATTAAGCAACAATGCATACTTTCTTCTTGAAGGAGAAAATGCAAGTAAGATAGAGCAGGGGGATAGGCTTATTGTAAAGGCTGATACTAGTGGCCCAACAAATAACTGTGTGTATGCTACGGTTCTTGAGAAAGAATCAAAGGCTTCAGGATTTATTGAGATCCCTAGTGAACTTGACCCTACAGTAAATGTACCTATTCCTTCAGGAGTATATATGAAGATTAATCCAAACAGCTTTGCGGTTGTTCAGGATGAGTTATCAATTATTGCTCCGGGTACAATCCAAGTAGATCAAAACAATGCAGGAGAGTACCCTATCTTGAATTATCAAATGAACCGTTTCGATGAGTCTGCAGGTGAATGGATAGATTACTCTGTTCCTGCAGGAAGTCGTATTAAATTAAACCTTAAATTTCAAAGGCTTGGTGTTGGTAAAGGAAATGGATCATGTGAAAGAAGAATTTACACATTAGAAAAAACTCTTGTTTCTTCTGCCAACTACGATACCATGAAAGATTGGTGGGATGGTGACAATGTTGCTCAAATACTTGATGATGGTGTATCCGAAGTTGGAGGAGGTGGACCTGAAATTCAAAATGAATATATACCAACATTGGCTACAAGTCCAACAGATATAAATACATCTCTTAGTAAAAATTACTATAGATTCTATAGATACCCAACAATCACGGGAGATACCAATAGCAATAAACTTGTATTGATAATGACCGGAACAATGAGATGCCCGGGTATCGCATCTTTTGCTAAAAGAAAGTCTAGCGTTATTGCTAACATTGAGGTTTTTAGAGCAGAGACTACACTCATATTTGAGACAATGCCGTCTGATGCTTTGCCTGATGTATTCTTTGAGAACAACCTTTCGTTGCCAATCATAAATGGAATGCATGTAGGTAACGTGCAAAATCAAACAACTAGTCAAGCAGCAATTATTGATACACAGTTCTTTAACTGTTTCTGTTTTGGGAATGGTGCTGAAAGTTATAAGATAAGAGACTCTATTGTAGGTAAAACTTTTAACTTAGGTAATAGAGTTACATCGGTATCTGCTCAGGACTATAAAAGATCTCATCGTTTTGCTGATATTACTTATAGTGGTATCTATAACTTTGAGTCAAACCTTAACAAGCTAAACGAATTTAACCTAGGCCTGTTAAACTTTAAATCACTAGAGGTATCATTCGGTCCAATATATAAAATGGATGGCAGAGAGACCGACGTATTGGTTCTACAGGAAGATAAAATATCCTATGTGCTATCAGGTAAGAATATATTATCTGATGCAGCTGCAGGGAATGCGATTACTTCGGTACCTCAAGTATTAGGTACACAGATTGCTCGTGTAGAGAAGTATGGTATTAGCTTTAATCCTGAGAGCTATGTTCAATGGGGTTACTTCAGATATTTTACTGATGTAAAACGTGGAGCAGTTCTTCAGTTAGTAGGTAATTCTTACAGTACAGACGTATTGAAAGTGGTATCTGAAAAAGGAATGCGTACATGGTTTAGAGATAAATTTATTGAAAGCTTTAATACGCAAAAACTTGGTGGGTATGATCCATACATGGATGAGTACGTACTAACTGTAGGATCTGAAGAGTTACCAAGACCACAGGATTGTTTAGGATGTGGTATTGATCAAACAATTACCTTGCCTGCAGGACAATCATTATCTTACTGTGTTGATCTAGGAGTCACTGTTGGAGAAAGCATTTTATCTTACTCCGTAAATGAGGGATCTACAGCAACATTTAAGGTTGATGCTGTCTATAATGGCGTAACTGTAACTTCAGGTAATACTCAGGTATCAGGAACTCTAACTATCGACAAGGACATTAACAATGTAAATGAAGTTCAGGTTACAATCACAGCAACTAATAGCTTAACTCTATCTGTAAAAGCAGGGTGTGTTATTTCTACTAGTCTTACTCTTGTTAAAGTTACTCTTACTAGTAATCCTAATGCAGGTCAGTTCATACATAATGATTATAGGTATTTCACTAGCGAGGAATACACATCTCCATTGCAATCAAACTTAATTACGTTTGAATCTTCTGATCAAAGTCCTGTTGTATCTTCATATATTCAAGTTACAGGAGATCAAGGGACGGGAGGTGTACCGACTGATGGGGCTTTGATGGAACTAGCATCAGTTAAGACAGGATTTGATACTTTTAATTTTGATATATCTTCTAATAAGTTCATGTATATTAGAAGCAATACTTTTTATGGTAATAACCCTACAGATATTCAAGCATTAATTGATTTATCTTTATCAATTACTCCTTCAGGATCAGGCAATTATTATTATGGACAATTTACAGTTCCAAGTACGGGACAATACCTATATTTGATATGGGATTACAGGAAATCTCTTCCACTTGAATTATGCTACTCTACAGTAGATGTGAATAATTCATGTTGTGGATGCAATGTACCTGAACCACCACAGTCTTTATGTTATTCAGACCTAAGTGTATTAGATGCTTGCTGCAATTGTACAACAGAATAAATAAAAATATAAAATGGCAACAGAAGGAACCTATTATTTAAACGCCGCATCATTAGCATTAGCTTCTGCGGTTTACTCAGACTCTTTTTTAACAACATTAGCCCCTGATGGGTTTTACTCAGACTCAAGCATTGTGCGTGAGCAGGTCAGTGGAGTTTTACAAGCTCAATCTGCATGTCCGGGATGTGGCGTAGAGGTAACTCTTTGCTTCTCAACCGCAAGTGTAACTGACGCTTGTTGTAACTGTACTCCTGCATAAAATTAAATTAAATGGCAACACAAGGAACTTATTATTTAGATGCCCCATCGCTAAGCTCAGCGACAATAATCTATTCAGATGCAGCATTAACTGTTATTGCACCTGATGGATTTTATTCAGATGGAGTTATATCGCGTGAACAAACATCAGGAGTATTACTCCCTCAAGTAACATGCCCTTCATGTGCTATCCCTTGTGGTGGTACAATTAGTGCATCAGGCGGTCAAGGAGTTTATTATCTTGATACTGACTTAGGTACTGATACAGGTGCTGTTATTGTAAGGTTTGATCCTTACAGTGTACCTGACGGAGTACTTGCTGTATTAAATAGTGTAAGCTATAATGCAGTTGTATCTTCAGTTGGAGGATATTTACAAGGAGATCTTAATCTTCCTACTTATATTGGAGAAACTGCTTTTGATTGTGGTATTGTAGCTAACTCTCCATATAATTTGAATGAGTATGAGTATAATGGAACATCATTTGTTTCTTTAGGGACTACAAAAAGTTTATCCATACTATCAACTCAGGTAAAAACAACAGGAACAGCTCCGGGTAATACTGTAATGGTAATACCAAAAACAACAGCATCTCCATCAATACTAGCATTGGAGCTTATTGGTCCATGTTCAGGTACTGCATTTAACATTAGTGTTGAATGCCCTGTAGCTCTTCCATCATTTGCATCGTCAACTATTGGTATTGATAGTGCAGTTGCTTGTGCTGATGCAATAGACCAAACATATTATGTAGCTTACGTAAATGGTGGGGTTGGTGTACTTGGATTATACGACTTAGTATTTAGTGATCCTAATGGAGAGTTCAAATTAGGGACAGGATTCTATAAGACTACTGCTGCAGGAACCAATGATTGGTTTCAGGTAGATACCAATGGAGTTATCATTGCTTTCGGAGAATGTGCTACAGGTGATACTGAGGTTTATTTCAATACACTAAGTGGAGATACTGTTACAATGGGAGTAAATAACTATGCAAGTCAAACATTTGACATAGCAATTATTTATGACATGTATGCATTGTGCGACAATGAGGGAACAAGTGGATCATCTCCTAACAGTGCAACTACAACATTAAATGTATCTAAAGATGGAGGTTCAACATATACCACAGTAGCATCTATTACGGCATCTGTTCCGGGAGGAGCCTCTACGCCACAATTTGATAATGTATCAGACTCGGGGTCATACACAATAACAGGAGTTACAGACGTGACTCAAGTTAAAATATATGGAACAGTTGATTGCGATACAGGAGGAAACGGTAAAGACGGATCAGTGATAGTTACTTTACAATCAACAACACCTACAGTTGCAGTTATATGTAATGACATATATACTACGAATTGCTCAGGATCAACATTAACTTGTACACCTTAACGAATTATGACAAGTGAAACTCTAACATATAGTCAAGGAGTAGAGGGATGGCCGTCCTTCTACTCATTTATTCCTGATTGGATGATTGGCATGAACAATCACTTCTATTCATTCAAGGGTGGAAATCTTTATAAGCATAACTCAAATGTGCTTAGAAATAACTTCTATGGCATTCAATCGCACTCATCTATTCAGAGTGTGTTCAACGATATGCCCCTTGAAAATAAGTTATTTAAAACTCTTAACTTAGAGGGCGATGATTCGTGGAGTGCAACAATTCAGACTGACATTCAAGACAGTGGATTCATTGAAAAAGATTGGTTCCAAAAGAAAGAATCTTCATTCTATGCATTTATAAGAAACAGTGGAACTACTCCGGCAGCACCGGCTGAATATGCATTAAGATCAGCAAATGGTATAGGAAGAAGTAGTACCATTGTTGGATCAGGAGTAGCAGTTGTAGTTAACTTTGCAATAGGACAAGACCCTATAGCGATAGGAAGTATTTTGAGTGTGGGAGATGTGTTATATTATACTCTTCCTCCAAGTTACAATACACCTTTGCTCTTTGGTAAAGTAACAAACATTGAGATAGATTATCCGCAAGGGAAAAATAGAATTACAGTAGATACAACTATTACGGGAGCATCAATACCAAATATACAGAATGCTTATATAATGTATATTAAAAGTTCGGTAGCTGAATCACATGGAGTCTTAGGACACTATGGTGTATTCAACCTTGTGAATAACAAAACCTCTAAGGTAGAGTTATTTGCAGCAGAGTCTGAAGTAATGAAAAGTTATCCTTAATTTTGTACTATGGAATTTATCATACGGCCTTTAAATGAATCAGACTACGACTCGATCTTAGTTGGGTGGTGGAAAGATTGGGGATGGGAAAGTCCAAAGAAAGACTTCCTTCCTGACAATGGTAAAGGTGGTATTATAATTCTTGATGGTGATGTTCCGGTATGTGCAGGTTTTATTTATACCACTAACTCCAAGGTAGCTTGGGTTGATTGGATCATATCAAATAAAAACTACAGGGAGAAACCTAAAAGAAGTCATGCTATAAGTTTGTTGATCGAGACATTGACAAATATATGTACAAACACAGGGCATAAATATAGTTATGCATTAATAAAAAGCCGGACCCTAATAGAGACCTATGAAAAATTAGGCTATGTAAAGGCAGATGGATACACAGGAGAAATGATTAAAGTATTGTAAAATGGCAATAGCAACAGCAACAGCAATTGGGCTTGGAATTACGGCCTTATCAACAGGAGTATCTTTTACTCAAGCAGCTAAGCAAGGAAAAATGCAAAAAAAAGCAGAGGCAGATGCACAAAAGTATATGGCCGATGCTAGAAAAAAACTAGAGGTTAACTTCTATGAACAGCTAGGTATTCAAAAAGAACCTTATGAATTAGAGCGTGAGGCTTTATTATCTGCAGGGGCACAAGCAATTGAGGCCGGTGTAGAAAGTGATCGTGGCGCAGCTGCTACTGCAGGAAGAGTTCAATTGGCACAACAAGAAGGGCAACGAAAAATAGCAGGAGCCATGGGGCAAGAGTTACTTGGTCTTGAAAAACTAGCTGCAGCTGAAGAAAGTAGACTTCGTGATACAGATGTTAATTTAGATTTATCATCTGTTCAAGGAGCTCAACTTGCAGCACGTGACTCAGAACAAGCTAAAGTATTAGCGGCTCAACAAGGTATGCAAGGAGTTACATCATTGGCAACTCAGGCAGCAGCTTTATTCCCTGACTATAAAAAGACAGCTCAAGGACAAAAAGAGGCTCTTGGTAAAATGAGTTTTACTCCTGAAGAATTTCAAAAGTTTGGAGACGTAGCTGAGTCAGGTGGTCTAGGAAAACCTCAAGTAGGGTTCGGTGAAGGATTTACAAATCTTGATTTTGAAAAAGTTTCTAAAATGACTGATGAACAGTATTCTTTATTTTTAAAATCATTAACAAGAGAACAAAAAAAGTCATTATTTGAAAATCAACAATATAAGAATTTATATAACAATCCATTGAATATATAAGTAATGGCAGATACATATTACAAATACGCTGAACGGGAAGCAGACAGTCAAATAAATTGGTTTGAGGTAGGTAAGGGTCTTACCGACATGATCAAGAAAGAAGTTGATACTCGTGAGGCAAAGAAGCAA